CATCGACCCGGTCTCTGTGTTTGCGAAGTTCACCTTCTGCGCCTGATCGCTTGAGAGCTGCACCTGCGGAAAGAGGCGGCGATATCGGTCGCTCTCGACGATCATTTTTGCCCGGCGGTTATCTCGCGCGGCCAGAGCCTCGGCATAGGACGCGCCTATATACCGAAGCGATGGGTTCGAGATCCAGCTCCACGTCGGCCAGAAGGCGCGGGTCATTAGCGACTTCATCGAGCCCGGTGGGACCGTGATCAGGAGCTTGCGGATCTCGCCGCGCGTGACGGCCTCGAGGTGCTCGGCGATAGCCTCGATCGGCCAGCCGGTCACGAGCCTTCGACCTGGCTCGAGGATCGGCCAAAACGTCCGCGCAAAGTGAAGCACCGAGCGACGGCATAGCTCGGCGTCGATCAAGTCACGATCCGCTGTCGTTATCCTCGGGAGCTGCATTTGCCATCGCGGTTGAGAGTTCGAGGAGGGCCTCGGTTGAGAGCCTAGTATAGTCGATTGTCTCGACGCGCGCAGCCACGTTGAGCTGCTGCTTGATCTGATCGCTCTGGCCCAGCACCTGCTTGCCCAGCCAAATCAGAGCCGTGACGTTGCCTTCCTCGGCCGCTTTCCACTGCATCCGACGCAGGGATGCTTTTCCGGTGGCTGCGTGCTTTTGATAGAGGGCTTCAAAATTTTCAACGCCGGGGATGCCTTGCTCGGCGATCCGGCGGTTTAGCGTGGTGTCGCTCATGCCCAAAACGTCGCAAATCTCGTCGCGGGTGCAATGGATCCGGATCATCGCAACGAGCTGGCCGAGCTCCTTTGCGGTCATCGGCTTGCTCGGTCCCTTGGGTCCGGTTTTCTTGCGAGGCGGTTTCATGCGGCTTCTTTCTGTTTTGCCCAATGCAGCTTCATAGAAACGCGCTTAATCGTCCGCTTCACGTTTCCATCGCTCAAAGCGCCAGAGATCAGAATGGCGTCAAGAACGCGCTCCAATTGATCTGCCTCGTCATCCTGCAGTGTGATCGCTCTCATGTGCGCTCACCCGCAACAGTTTCAAACGTCTCGCCCGTCGCTTCCAGCGTTGCCTGCTGTCCGGTCCAATCCTGCCAACGTTTGACGATGACATCGCAATAGCGCGGGTCGAGTTCCATCAAGCGTGCCCTGCGACCGTGCTTTTCGCATGCAATGGCGGTCGTTCCAGATCCCGCGAAGCTATCGAGAACCAAGTCGCTGCCTTTGGTGTTGTTGAGCATTTGATACTCAAACAGTTCAACCGGCTTCATGGTCGGGTGCTCGCCGTTGCGGCTTGGCTTGGCAAACTCGAGGATGGTGGTCTGCTTGCGGTCTGAGGCCCAGAGGTGAGATGCCCCATCCTTCCAGCCGTAAAGGCACGGCTCGTGCATCCACTGGTAATCTTGACGGCCGAGCACGAGGCTCGACTTCTTCCAGATTAGGCACTGCCGGATCGACCAGCCAACATCGAAAGCCGCGCCTCGGAAATTATAGCCCTCGCTGTCTGCGTGCCAAATGTAGAACACCGCGCCCTTCTTCATCACGGCGTCGGCTGCGGAATAGGCATCCCGGAGGAATTGCCGGAAGGCGTCGTTCGACATGCTGTCGTTCTTGATGGTCAGCTTTTCCTTAGTGCCACCCTCGTAGGCCACGTTGTACGGTGGGTCGGTGAGCCACATGTCCACAAGCTGGCCTTCGCACAAGCGCTCCATGTGCTCGATGGAGGTGCTGTCACCGCACATGAGCCGCCCGTCCCCCAAAAGCCAAACGTCGCCCTCACGTGTCACAGGGACAGCCGGTGCGTCGGGCACAGCGTCGTCGTCGGTCAGCCCTTCCTTGGCCTCCTCAGGGAACAGCGCGCCGATCTCGTCTGTCTCAAAGCCAGTCAGAGAAAGGTCAAAACCCATCTCGTCTAAATCTCCAAATTCGAGCGCGAGCAGCTCGGTGTCCCACTCTGCGAGCTCGGCCATCTTGTTGACGCTAAGGCGGAACGCTTTGATCTGCGCTTCGCTCATATCATCGGCCAGCACGACCGGCACCTCGGCCAGCCCGAGCTTCTTTGCCGCCTTGAGGCGGAGGTGGCCGTCCACGACGGTTCCGTCGCTCTTGGCGCAGATTGGAACGCGGAAGCCAAACTCCCGGATCGCGGCCGCGACCTTATCGACGGCGTGGTCGTTTTTGCGCGGGTTTCGCGCATAGAAAACAAGGCGATCGATCGGCCAGTTCTCGAAGATAAGGCTCATGCTTCCCCCGTGGTCGCCCGGATCCAATGCTGGGCGGATGCGAAAATCATATGCGTCTCGCGCAAGTTTCGCAAGCGTTCACCTCTGCCACCACTCGGCGAGCCGATCAGCAACGCCGAGGTTCCCCGCGATCACGCCCAGCTCGTGGAGCGCGCGGATCCACTCCGCATCGGCTAGGACGAGCGGGTTCCGCAGTGCGACGTAAGTATAGGCCTCGAGATGATCGGCGAACCGCAAGCGATGGTCGCGGCCGTCGATCGGGCGGATCTCCATCTTTGCTCTGGCATGTTTTTCCGCCTGCGACACGGTGAAAGCCAAAGCGGAGTTTTGCTCCTTGATCGGTCCCGGAACGTCCCCGACGTAAAGCTCTCCGCAATCGTGGTGCAGCGCGGCGTAGATTAGATCCACAGAAGCATCCGGCCAGAAGAAGAAGATGATCTGCGCGACGCGGCCTTGATGGTCGGCGAGTGTCTGGGCCGGGACGTCTGGGTTTGCGTGCCAGCGCCGGACGGAGCCGGAGCGATAGATCGGGTGGATCCCGACGACGCGGTAATCGTTCATTTTGTCGGCTCCAAGCTGATATAAATCACCTTCCGGTGCAGGTTGAGAAAGCGGAGGATCTCGCCGGTGGGCGCGCGATTTCCTCGAATGACCTCGTTTAGAAAGCTGCGAGAAACTCCGATCTCCTCGGCAAGCGCAGCCTGCGTTCGATTTCTGGCCAGCTCGAGGAGCATGGAAGCCACGTCGTTCTCGGTAAGATATTTTGGCATCGCTTACACCTCCCATAGATGCGGCCTGCCGGGCGCTTCCGTAGTGAAAAAACCAAACGCGTTGTGAAAGTCATGCAGAGCGTTGATATAATCTCGAAGCCTCGCGTTCTCGACATTAGCCTCGGCCATGCGCTCCATCATATCAATGATGCGTTTGGCCTCCTCCGCCCGCTCGTGCAGCATTGCCTTGAGATCATGCTTTGCAAGCCGCTTAGAAGGTCGGTCGAAGTAGACAGGATGCGGATATGTGATGTCGCACAAAATTCGCTCCATCTCGCCTTTGGTCGTTCTGTATAGTTTTAGACTGCTCATCCCTTCTCTCCCTCAATCTCGGCCAGCGTGGACAGCAGCTTCCTGCGAACGCTCACCTCGAAAACGTCTGGCCTCTTGTAGCGTGTGGGCATCTCGTCGAAGGCTTTAAACGCTTGCAGCGCCTCCACCGCCTTCGCCAGCTTGGCGGTCAGGGCTTCGATGCGGGCGGCGGATTGGCGGCACCAATCGCAGGCGCTTTCTTTGGTCGCATGTATCGGATAGCCGCAAGCGCCACAGCATGTTTCGTCACTCATGGCTGTTCTCCTTTGTGCTGGGAGACGAAGGCGCGGGCGCGATCACCAGCGCGTCCAGTTCGGTCTTGTCGGTCATTTGAGGGCCTCGTCTGTCTGCCAATCGGGGTTTTCGCGCAGGTTCTTGCAGTCATCACAAGGCCCTGCGTCGTCAATTTCAAAGCAGGGCGGTTCGCCGTAGCACGCGCAATGCTCACGGCAGGCGGCTTTGATTTCAGGCGTCCAAGTCATGTCTTGTCTCCCAATACCTTCCGCCACTTGTAAATGCTCGGCACCGAGACGCGGTGCAAAGCTGCGGACTGCTTCACGCCGAGGATCTGAGCGTCTTGGACGGCGGCTAGGCGAAGCTCGTCGGTCAGGCCGTAGTCTGGATGCAGTCCGGTCATCAGTCCCTCCATGTTTTCATCAGCAGCGAGTTCAGATGCACAACTTCACCAAGCCTCGCCATGCGCCATCTCCCCCACGCCCAACTGTATCCGTCCTCTGGGTATGACTTCCGCACCATCACGACAGGGAGCCACCCCCACTTTAGGTGGATGCAGACTTGCTGTGCGTCGTGAGACGGCTCACTCATTTCCGGCCCCGTTCCCAAGCCGCCCGCGACAGGCGGTTCGCCAGATCGTCTAACGCCTCGGTGCTGATCTGGCGGTTGGTAACGATGGCCCAGTAAACGAGGGCCATGAACCGCCCTGCTGGCAGCACGGATGCTGCGTTGCTGATCGCTAGTGCCGCCTCTGCCTGAACGTCGCGCTTCGGCAGCTCCTCATGCCTCTTACGAAGTAGCCACATTTTTCTTCTCCCAAAGAATTTTGATCCGGGCTTTGAGCGCGTCGCGCCGAGCCGCCGGATATGTTTCGATGAACTCCCGTCGCGCCGCGAGCGTCGAGAGCTCGATCGCGTGAGCCGCTGCGCTGTCGATCTGGGCATCCCGGCACGCCTTGCCATAAGCGTCCCGGATCTTCTGCGTTGGCAAGTAAACCTCGCCAACACCGATCGCGTCGCCCTCGCGCCACGCGTTCATTTGAGCGGCTTCCGGGCGATATAGGCAAAGAGCTTTCCAGCTCGGCGCTGGTAAAGCAGGCAGAGCTTTGCCTCCGCCGCTGCGGCCGCGTCGTGCTTGTGGCACCCGCCCGCATATTCGCCGACGTGATAGATGATCTCGTCGCCCGGCTGGGCATCCGCAAGGGCATGAACGAAGATGCCCGTGCGCTGCTTTGTGATGTCG